GACCATCTAGCTGTCTTAACTATTATTGTGCTATAGTATCCGTATTCAATCGCCCACTCTAGCTCTGACCACTCTAGCGCGGCTGGTAGGGTGTCAGCGCAATTCTCACGTGGGTCACTAGTTGTACTATCATAATATCCGGTATATGCATGTCCTGCTGTTGATACAGATGTTGCAGTTTCATACCCTGCGCCGGCTTCATCATAATAAAGTATAACATCATCCGATATCGCTGAACTAAATGAAGGTGGGACTGATGCCGCCAAAGATATTGGGTCACCATTCTCGTCTAAGTCATCTGGGTCAACAATATTGTACCATACAACATAGCGACCACCGGTGACAGTATTTAAGACATGGTCCTGCTCCTCATCAACGGCATCAGTAATCACAAAGTGTGTACCAGCATAATCCTCTATGCTATCAACAGATGCAGCAATATCACTTGGTGCTGTCATATGTGGTATAAGTTCATAATAAAGCACCCACTCTTCCAATGTTAGATCTTCAAAGTATGACGTCATTGTATACGGAATTCGCGGATTACCTGCCGAATCATCGCCGGTCGGGGCGGATGCGGGGAATACTGCCCCAAGATCATCTTCCCATAATAATTCTCCATCGCTATTACGTTTTTGAAATTGATAATCAATATCAGGAAACCTGACATAGTACGTTTCGGGCCGGAGTATTGTGATTAATTCTTCGCCTTCATTCTCGAGAACTCCGTCATTATCAAACTCAAACCTCTTTTGTGCGCCGAATGAATCTTCAAGGGTAAATGCCTGGCCGTTAAGGGAGCGCAGGTATTCTTTCTCCCAATTTATTCTAGTCCATGTATGACCAGATCCTTCACACCCTGATTGGTCAGATGAATGGGAAGGATTCCCGTCTGAACATGTACCCAGGGTGCTATCAAACCCAGAGTAATTGAATATCAATGATCCTGTTGCATAGCTGCTTCGAACCACTGGATCGTTTAGGTCATTTGTAACATGTTCTTTGTAGGTCGTCTCAACAAACGGGTGGATTCTAGACTCTTGCCAAGTTAGATAACCCGGCAGAGGTGCACAACCTACAAGATCTTCATGAGACTTGGCAATCGCTTCAAAAGACCATACATCTCCTGAATTGTGCCCTTGGGCCTCGTCAAAGACCACATATAGTCCATGATCTAGATCCATGCGCGCCGCGCGTCGCGTGAAGAGAAACGAGAGCTTAACCGAATTGGTCAGTCCTATGCCGGCAGTAACATCTGGAGAAGACCAGATTCTAAGCTTTAGGGTATCGGACTCAAAAAATGGTAAGATTGGAGATGAATCCAGCTGATCGGTCGTATATGTCCAGTGGGGGGTAGGAGGATATTGGTATCTGCCATCTTCACCATCTGGGTGATTATCATTATTAAGCTGTACAATTGTGGTATCAACGACATCAGCCCAACCCAGATCATCATCATAATATTGAATTTGATAATACTCTGATGCTCCGTTAATGTCACCACGCCCGTAGGCTTTTACTATTACGCTGGTCGAACCACCTGGAACCTCTAAAAATTGAAAATCTGATGTTGTTGATGTTCCAAGGCTGGCAAATGTTAGTACAACTTCAGTCTCCATTGTGGTTGTTGTCGATAGCTCAATTGAGTCTGACCATACATCATCTGACTTGGCCCAAGAGAACTTATCATAAGTTGTAGTCGTATCATCTACCGGATAGGCAGCTACACACCTAACATAATAGTTCTCTGTTTCAGAGCCCGCGGCAATAACATAATCACCCAAAACCGTCATATCATTCTTACCGGCTCCATCAAAAACTGGAGTCCTGGTAAAGCCATCAACGGCAGGACTTGACTCCATATGCTCGACACCATCTTCATATGGTTCGAAATACGTGCGGTCATTATCAATAAACTGTGTTATTGGATTTGAGCGCCGGCGGGAATCTTCAGCCACATCCGACTGTAGCAGGCCCTTAATGTCATGTGCAACGAAATATGCATCAGGTGAATTTCTTGATGCCCGAGATCTAATCTCTAGTGGCTCTAAGACGCCATCATATTGATCTGGATCCTTCATGCTTACATTAGACATGATAATTGGGTAAATAAGGGAACCAATATCATCCTGAATATATGCAACTGGGCCGGCTAAGCACTGTTCTATGCCGTCATCGTTAGTTTGGCGGTAGCCGCGGCTTAGGCTCTGCATATCCTCATAAGGAAGAAACGCACTGACCACTTTTGTTACACCTGGCTGGGTTGGTGAATAGGGCTCCTCGGCAATACTGATATCTAGATTTGCATCGGCATCGGGGTCAATAACATCAGTAATCGGTGGTAAAACTGTTCCAGCTACAGAGTTTGTAACGTCAACATAAAAATCAGTATCACCGTCATCAATTAGCGTAATGCTAAATACATCTTCTGATTCTGTCTCAGGAAAGTTTAGGTATTCATTCTCTTCGAAGACGCCCAGGTTAATAAGGCCGGGATCAATACATGTAATTCTTACAATAGAAGAGTCATCTTCTGAGATTTCAGCGGTAAAATAACCATTTATATTTCCGGCCACAATCGCCTGATAGACTGGATTGCCGTCAGCATCAACATCAGCTTGGACGTACTTTTTACCGACGTCATATTTGTCACTGTTAATTCTATCAACTAATTTTTGTGCTACGACACCTGCATTATCATAGCTATCGATAGCAACTCGAACAGCGCCACCGTTAAATAGTATATCTTCGTTGCCGTCTGGATCTTTTGCGAACTTATCATCTAAAAGGCCGTCGTCACCAGGATAAGCTGAAAGCTGGCCCACATCAAACCAAACATAAAAGTTTTTACTTGGATGAGGTAGATAAAAATAAGCAGCCTGGGCTATCTTATGAGTGAATGAAGGTACTGCAAAATATCCCTCGAAGGTCATCCAATCAATTTCTGATAGTCCTGTATAGTCTACAGATGTTGAATCAGATGTAGCATCCCATACATAGTCCGGATAATCAGTACCTGGGCCAAGCTCATCATCTTCTAAGCCTAATGACTTTGCTGTATGAAATGTGCCGTCAGTATTGTGGATCCAAATCCTGCGATTATCTGAGTCATACATCGACGTCGTTGTACTCCACCCGACAGACGCTGCCGTGAGTTCCTCAATAGATGTTTCAAGTAGCTTCCAGATTAGTTCACTGCCAACCATCTTTTGGGGAACGCTATCAAACATTTCTCTGAGATTAGGCTCATAATTTGATAGATCAGATGATCCACCCTTTCGAGTTTGACCTGCAGTAGTAACATCACTGTCTAAATCAAGCCAGGTTTGTTCTGAGAAGTCGAATAGCTTTCCATCTTTCTCTTCAGCAACACAGTTAACGTCATATGTACCGTAATTGTATACAATTCTTTTTTGTGCGCTAAATCGTTGGCTCATAAGGGGTGAGTCTTCTACTGCAAATACTGACGCATCACATATATAGTCACGATCACGATCTGCAGATTCAAGCCCTGGTAGGTGGAGCTCCACCCTTACAGGACTATTTCCTGCATGGGGACAAACATCATCTAAATCAACAGCCAGTGGATCTGGATCAACATCAATTGGGCCGGGATCACGTTGTTTGATTCTTATTGTATTTTGATTTGAGGGAGACTCCGCAATAAATGGGACTACAAACTGCTCACTTCTATGCATTTCGCGGACAGTGAGATAAGCCATTGAACGATCAATTGATTGAGGATAGCATTTTACCTCGAGCACCCTGTTATATTCGAATGCATCGTCTAAATGTGTATCATACCCATCTGGTATATCATACGACCACAGTGTATGAAGTGGGTCCGAATGAATGGTTGTTCTACCAGCTGGTATCCCCACAGGGCTAGTCGGCGGTCTGGATATTCCTCCAACATTATACCATATTGCATGAGGAGACCATGCAGCAATCCCGACGTACGGTTCATATCCTGCGTTCCATGCTAAGTTTGGTGCCATACCACCAAGTTCTGCAGCTAATTGAACTAATGTATATGCTGTTATGCCTTCGTCATTAGACCACAGCCTATCAGACGGATCAACTGTAAAGCCCAGGCCTAAGTGCCCTTGCGGAAACTCTAGCTTCGAAGCAGGATACCAGTATCGAGTAGAATTAAAAAGTAATATAAAATTGCCAACAAAAAATGTTGATGTCTGATCATCATCTAAGACACGTGTCGTGTAACCTGAACTACCATGAGTGCGGAGCCAGCACTGGAAGTCTTCTGGTAGATCGCCACTATCTTCTGATTCCTGGACCTTTCCGGACTCTTGTAGATTTACCTGAACAATAAAATCATCGTTATCATCCAATATTGCATCAAAGACATCATTAACACGGGCACCTTGATAAAATGGGTGAGTCGGTGCAATCATGGCATCCGAAATATTTCTGTTAATGCGTTCTATAATTTTTTCAGTAATATCCTTTGCTTTATCATACCGATTAATGTGCACAAATATTTCATCAAGGCCTGTTCGAGACTTATTTTTCTCAGGTGTTCCTCCATCATCATCATGATCGAATGTAGGAATGGCGGGTGGAGTAGGATCAAATGCAGTAGGATCCAACGAATCTATCACATTAAACTTGACAAAGTAACACCGGAAATCAAAGTCGTACATGGTGAACCAACGGTTATGTAAGACATCCTCATATGGAATATACCCTTCACGATCCATCCAAGTAAGCTCATCAATTGATGCTATCTCATACCCGTGCCAGATCATCCAGTCATTAACATTTAGTGGCGTTGGCACCCCGGTACTGGAATCAAGCAATATGTTTCCGTTGATATCAACAGACATTAGATCATCGGCTGGGTCGACATCATCCTCATTAAGATCCGGATCCCAACCAACATTAATAGGAACCGTGTATGTTTCAGAGCCGATCAGGTTCCATAACACATTTCCTGAAGAATTTGTTGAAGTTGGAAATCCAGCAGGGTGTGCAGTTAAGGCATCAGTCATTGTAACACCACCATCATTAGACCAGTAAGCCTGGAGCGCAGTCGGCGATTCAATCACTGCCATGGCATCTACATTATAGATCTCATAAAGTGCTTTTTGTGTCTCTTCATCGTTACCAGAGAACTCTATCTCACTAAGCTCACGGCCGGAGATGTCAAGTGGTAAGCCATATGATGTTACTGGTTTCGGATCTTTATCATCGTGCCTTTTGATGTCTTTGGTTGTTGTATTACCAAAGTTAAACCAAAAATGATTCTTCCTATCTTTCTTATATTTCTCATGTAAATCGTATATAGAGAAGTACGGGCCGACGGACCCATCATCTGACGCTTCGCTAACACGCCAGCCTCGGTCCATTGGGTCTGGGGTCGTTATAATATCTAAGCCGTTGGATTCATCCAATGCGTCTGCTTGGGCCCAGGAATAATTCTTTTTATTTTCAAGCTCACTACTGTATAGCTGGGTGTTGCCGGCGGTGGTGCGGGGAGAAACGTCAGTGGAAGGTGTCCATTCTGGCAGCTGCTGGCCTATTTGATCCAGTGTTAGCACCTCGATGGTCGCAATCTGAGCCTGCCATTGGGTCATGACATCAAAGTCATTATGGAACTTCGGTTGGCCAAAGTCACGCTGCTCTACTCGGTGATCCGGATAGATCTGAATCTTGCCGGCTGCTTCCTGCATAGCAGTAATAGCTGCTTCAGGCTTGAGCGCACGAACCTTAAACTCCCAAATTGGAGCTTCTTCATTGGGATCAGTACCATCAGCATATCCAGTCTGGGCCGGGAGCTTAATATAAACGCCATCAGCTAAAGGCTGATACATCGTCTGAATTATCCCTGTTGGTACGCCTATATTTCTTTCGGTACCCTCAATTGGAGTTAACGTTGCGCCTTCAGAATCATCAAAATCTCCTTGAGCCCAGCGGATTTGCTGTGTTCCGGCAACTATGTACCATGAATCCCCAACAGTATGCTTTTGTTCCTCACCATAATAGACGTCTTCAAACCCGTCATAATCAAATCTAACGACGATCCTATTATCACCATCCTCAAGTACATTACCGTCGACTGCAGTTATAACGTCACCGGAGTCCGAAGTTGTTAATAACTCATCATTCTTATACCACTTAATGGTATCAGCAGATCCTTCATCAGCAGTAGCAATTTCAACCTTATAAACGGTAATGCCTTGGCTGCTGTCATATGATCCAGAGGCTACGATTATTCTTTCTTCACCCTCTGAATCAGTTTCTGTTATGTCTTCTAAAATAACATTTAGATCATCTAGGCCTGTGGAGCCTGAAGTTGGTTCAAAAACTGCATGTGATATAGTAAAAACATCATCATCTTCCGGGTCGGCAACTTGTACTCGGAATGTTGCGTCAAAATCGCTGTCATATGAACCTGAGACCTCAAGTTGCATAATGCCCGGGTCTTCCATATCATATAATTCAACAAACTCATCAAAGTCATGATCATAAAGAAAGACAGGAAATATTGCAGGGGGTTCTGGGACAATGGATCCAGGGCCCATTCCCATCATTGAGTCATCAAAATATACATCGGAGTCAGGGGCATTGCCATCGATTACAATTCTAGATCTAGTTCCGGCAGAAAACTTTGGTAGCATTCCCGTAAGCTGATCTTTGATTGTAACTACGCTTACACCCTGTCGAAAAGCAATTGACTCATCGACAGAGCCAGATGGGGGTGTTGCTGTTGTCATAACTAAAACCTCTTAACTTGACCTACAAACTGCTGTAACGTCATTGTGCCTTTAAGACCATGTCGGTTCTTGTCACCAAGATAAACATCACTATAGTTGTATGTCATCTTAGCTCTCTCCAACATATGAGACTCAATAACAAAATTAACTCCCATAAAATGAGTCTTTCGCGGAACTAATTTTTTCAAAAGAAGACCAATCGCATTATCAAACCACTTAAAAAACTCAAAGAAGGATCTAATATTGACATTACCTGTCAGTCTGTTGAAATATACTTCCCTTAAATATTCTAAGTCTGGATAGCTCAGGGTAAACACATTCTCTGGTGCACCTAAAACGTTATCCAGCGAATCAAGTGTAGCAAATATCTTGATGATATCGTCATTGAGCGCCTGGTATGATGATATATCAATGCTAAACCGTGTATCATCTGATGGTGTTTCACTTGGTTGTATACTATGAACCGGTGCTACATTCGTTTGGAATTCCTCAATATTATGAGTATATTCGAACCCGCGTACACGTATCTTATTATCAATAGCCTGTTCATCAAACTTTGCATCGATGGTACCGTAATCAAATCTCTCTGGCTTAATGTTTGATATTTCTGCTTCAAATCCATAGCTCATCATATGAAAGTTCATTTCATCTTCGGCGCCGGCCGGGCGCCATAAGGCCCCGCGGGAGCCAGAGACAGACGCTTGGGAGAAGTCGAACATTTCTAACCAACCAAGTGCTGTCATACCGGCTTCACGATAAGCTGCATCTGCAGCTTCATCTTCTATTGAGGCGGTGACCTGTTGATCAAAAGAAACATCCATTCTTATACGCTCCCATGATCCAGAAGGAACTGTGGCAAAGTTGAAGTTCTTAGAGGGATCTTCAACACCTACTGAGAATGGATTTCGAACATGTTCCTTGGATTCTGCAGTTGTAAGGGCCTTGGACCAAAATCTAAGTTGAGCGACTTCTCCGGAGAAATGTGTTGTCATAACCTCAGATGTCTCATCACTAGTGTTTAGGCCCAACCCAAGCACAGCGTCATGGTCTGGTAGGGATTGTGATCCTATTACTATGAAAGCCCCATTTTGATTTTTGTCAGTACCTAAATTAGACCAGAAAGTTGTCGGATCATCACGATCTGATTCCTGGTAGTATCTTTTGTCCTCATGGTATTCTCTAACCTCACCACGGAAATTCCTGGAAACTCTTAGAAAATAAGAAGATGAGACCTCACTTTCAATTTGGTCAGCTCGCTCTCGGCCATATGCAATATTCCACTGCTGGCCATTAAAGATATTAACTCCATCCACCTCTAGAACTAGGGGGTTTCGAGTCCTAATGGGCACCCATGGGCCGGCGTCAACATCGGCAGCCCATGTTTCCTGATCCCAAGCGCCGTGTATGGGGAGATCTGGTATGCCATCGCCGTCAGGATCAGCGATAGCAGCAGCAACATTTGTGTTGTCGGCTTGCAAATAAAAGCCCGTGTACCCCATCTCTTCTGCAGTACCGATTGTACCGATTGTACTATGTTCCCAATAGTTCTCTAACTCAGGCCTGATGAATAACTTAACAACTCCATCATCAACAATAATTTCTTCGCCTGTCTCCTGATCCCATTCGGGTTCTCTCATAACAACTAGGTTTGTTAATAGTGCATGATCTTCATCCGACGTTACTGTCGACTGGATTCTCATAAGACTCTGAGTTACAGGATAAAATGTCAAGGTAGGCTTATCAAACTTGTATATTGCCTCTACCGTAAATGATCCAGACGTAAAAAGACCATCATTCGGTGTATAGTCAAACCCATGATATGAGCCATTCTCTTTTATAAATAGAACTTCCTCTGCCGTTAGGTCAGGATGATCCTTATTAATAATACCAAGCTCGCCACCAGAAAAATCAGGCGCTTCAAAATATGGCTTAGCATAATATACCGGGACATAACCATGCTCACCGGCATAATCATCTTCTGTTTGATCAACCGTTACTGGCTCGTAAGGTGCACCCATATCTGAGTCGCCGAATACGCCTCCAGGAACGCCATAACTTGGGTGATCCTCATAAGTGATGTATACACCGGTCGTTAGATGTTTCCATACACCTATTTCAGCGGTACCGTCATTATTCCACGTCATCATCTGTGGGTTTGCTGAATATCCTACATTGCTTAGTTGAGCCTGATATGCGATAAATGCAGTAGGGGTTGTTGTTGTCTGTGAACCAACTGGCTCTGTTGAGTCATAAAATAGGTCGTTGCCGTCTATGTCGGTTAATTGTACCCGTGATCCGTCTTCAGCATCGGGTCTTTTCCATAGTTTGGTACCAAGCTCGTCAACAGCCTGTATAAGCCCATTCCATGGCACCAAGACATCGCCATCATACTGTAATAGTTCTACAGGATAATTTCCTGACCGCCCACCACGAGGCTGGTAGAGCTTCACAATACCATCATTAGCCTCTGATACGTTATAGGCGCGGAATTCTGTGTTATCAGATATCACTTCCGTTATTTCTTGAGCAATATCCAGACGGTCCAGGATTCCGATGATGTTTATCTCAACGTACGACTCATCATCTATAGAGCTTTCATCTGATGTTATAAATTGAAAATATGTTATCGTCTCATCAATATCTTTAAGCTTTATAACTTTTCTATCTAGTATTGATGCATCAGCAAGATAATCAGAGGATTCTATATGTACATCATTTCCGTCCTCAAGATCTTCTAGTGTTATATTACCTGACAGACTATAATCCAACGATATTGTTGATGTTGCAATTGGGATGTCAGTGTCTGGTTCACAGGGGCCTACTTCAACTCTAGAGCCTGACAAAAATGGTGACATTGTAAATGGAGATATAAATGGTGCCTTAAGATAATCAGCTGCTGTTGCACCTAAGTCATGTGCTACGTAATCGGCATCCCAGGGATTAACTGCCGGCTCATGTACATAATAGAATGGATTACCGATGCCGGGTGCCGGTCGGTGGTCATTAACCCCGGCCATTGTTCCGGAAAAATCAAGCATAGCTGATACTTCAACCCGGTTTCTTCGCACATCATTTAGTGTTTTTGTTCTGGACCCGCCATACTCTCTAAACCTAAACAGTTTGTCCGGAGAAATACCCATAGATAACATTAGGGCTCGAATACCATGTCGTGTACCTTTGGAGTGGAGAATTTCATTTACATTTACCAGTACTCGGCGCCATATTTGGTTCTGAACAAACTGTAGACCCATCTCCGACAGGCCTTGATCAGGTGTTATATTCTCACCATCCTTATATTGTTCTAAGGAGGCATCAGAGAAACACCTTGGTAGATCAAATCCGTATTGGTTCGCAAGGAATGGAAGGAATGCGTCAGCTATCGTATCCTCTGAGTCATAATCGACATGCATTAGATTTGAAAAATGATCTAAAAACATTTTTATTTCGTCAAAATATCGAGCCCAAGTATACAGCATCGAAGAAATAATCTGCGGGGATCCTAATTGGCCCATGCCTGGCATGGATCTTCCTTCTATATACCCATATTCATCATGAAGATAACCATCAATATTCTCAAACCCCTCGTGGGCTTGTGCTTCCATCAAATAATGTTGAGGAATTAATTTGGTTATCATGTTTGGGTTATTGACGTCATACCAATTTGCATCATCCAATAACGAGCAGTTTAGTGTGCGTACGTCTTCTTGGCTAGGGAACAGTACTGGGTTTAGTTCTGCTTTTTCCAATGACATTGGATTAGCGACCGTATCATCTGGGTCACCAGCCGAGCCGTCGGCAGGGTTTTTATTAATGTTGGCATCCTTACACTCAAGTTGAAAATTAGTAATTCGTGCATGAAGACCGGAACCTGAGGCGTCTAAAACTAAATCATTTGAATCGAAGTCACCCCATGGCTCATTGAAACGAAAACATAGTCTAAGATTACCGGGAGTATCTGAAAATACGTTTTTGGGTGTTAAGTCTTTAAGAATCGACTCTGTCTTTATGCTGTGCCAGATTCTAAACTCATCTAAGGATCCTGAGAATGTTTGGGTCGGAATGAAACATTGTCTCATTTGTGGGATGGCTCGATTATCCTCTGCAATCGCCGGCGTTGAGCCTGGTTCCCCTGTTCCAACGTCATAGCGATCCGGGGCATCAGCATAATCGCTGCCGGGTAACCATACGGTATCGTCAATCATTCCCCACTCACCTTGAAAGTGTGTGGTACCGCTACCAATTACTAGCGGAGAAACATGGAATGAATGAGGTTCTAAAGCTGGATTTACGTCTGCTTCATCAATAGCAGTGGCAAAGGTTGCCATATTATAACTGCGCTCTGATGTTGTTGCCAGCTTTCCATTCAAATACATCTTAAGATTATTTTGGCCATAGGTCCTATCATATGTTGCACATACGTGGGCCCACTGGCCCTTGGGTACCTCTATAGAAGCACTAAGATAGTTACTACCAGATGAGGCAATGAACACCATATCACAAACTTCCAAGCCCCGCGGGTCTTCTTCTAATATGGCATCATAATCACGCCACTCTGCCCAACGCTCCTCCCCCCATTGGGCAGCATTAGCATCATTGGCTGCACAGTCAGGCCGAAGATCTTCCCATGTACCGCCGGCGCCGTAACATGTTGCCTCATCCGGATGGGCAGCACCGTCGATACAAGCGCCGGTGCTATTATTATAGAACCCAGTATAGCCTAGCTCAACTGCAGTATCAATATCTGCACCGGTATCCCATAACAAATCGCCGCTAGTGTCTGTTGATTGTATTTCTCTATTCTTAAGTCGAGAATCTAGCAAGCCCAAAGTAAATCCGGTGGCGCCGAAAACATCTAGCTTCTGACATACTACTTGATTTTCGTTATATGTGTCCGGAGCATCTAGGGTTCCATCGCCGGCGAAGTCGCGTGCAGTGCCGATAGGAATAAAAATCTGCGTCTCAAAAGATATTGATTCTTCTTCAGGGTCTAGTACTACATTCCCCCTTTTTTGGGATAAGCTAGGGAACATTGCGCCGGCCCGATCATTAATTGCAATATATGTACCTTCTGCAACAGCACCGAAGAAGTTTAAAGAGCCAACGTTCTTCGGGAACAGATCGAAAATATAGCGTTCAAACCCGGTTAATCTATCAAAGAATTTCTCTAACTCTTCCTTAGTGCCGTCGAACGGATATGTATTGATGATTGAATCGAAAGCGACATTAACCTTCGCCTCAGCAGAGTTAAAAAATGTATGATTCTCAAATCTGGACCAGTCGACGTTTAGTTGTTGGGTCGACTTAAGACCAGTCCCAGGATTATCAAACTTAAAAGACCTATCATCAATCACCGTCCCAGACATATGTGCTAATGTCTGGTTCTCAATCCTACCTGCTCCACCGATAATTCTTCTTACAACGGCAGGGGTAAATATTCTTGCCTTGCTGGTAATAGCCATTATAGATCAACCCTAAACCTTGTACCCTTACACTCATAAACAATTTCATTGCCATCAGCAACAATTAATAAATCAACTGTGTAAGAACGCCCGGGGAAAAGAGAGCTCATCATAACCTCGAAATACATTCCTGCAGAGTCGGTTGACATTCTAGTTCCGTTATCATCATTCTCGAATGGAATAATTAAGTCGCCTGATACTGTGTCTCTAATCCTATAATACATCTCATCGAATATTATGCTGTCGGCCTCCAGCGGAAGCTTTGATGCACCGAGATTTTCATTATAATCTTTCGCAAATACCCTAAATTTGGCGCGTTCGGACGTTTTATACGCCGGCTTAACATTCAATAATGAAAAACTTAGATTTCTTGACGTAGCATTAAAAGCAGACCGAGCTGATGTCTCCATCTTAAGAGTTCCAGTATGAAGTGTAACATCATCCCCGGTTCCATTAACGGCTGTATTACCGGCCCACACAGTATCAAAGGTTATTGAACCGCTAGCAATTATATGATCTTGAAGTGTTATTAAGTTACCTTCCTGGTATCTAGAAACAGAGAAATCTTCATCAGGCACTGTTCCGGCATCAGCAAGATTAGCAGGCTCACCAACATCATCTATCTCGACATGCATCGCACATAAACTAAAAGCTGTTGCGGTAAGGCCGAGTGTGTTATCATTAACAGCTGCAACCGCTAAATTAGTTATTGTGTCTGAGGTGTCTCCCTCTTCTATTACTATTTGAACCTGGGTATTGCCACTAGCAGGTGGATCATCTCCATCTAAGCCGAACCAGAAATCGTATATTACCGGAGCATCATTATTCGCAATAGTAAAATAATACCCTAATAAGTTCTCATCATCTTCATCATGAGCAACAAACTCTACTCTTACAATTTCATTTTGCTCTGAAACAATGCGGGTACCATCTAAGGTATCTGTTGTAAATGTTGCAGAATATAAACCCGGTTGCTCAACGGCCTGGGTACCAAAAGCCGTAAGTCTTGGCGCTGAGAATGTGCTGGTGTATGGCTTGGATCCGGTCGATATCGTTAACCTAAGCTCATTAATAGCGAGAGGATCGTTTAGTTCATCATGCGTAATCTCAAATGCAGTGGCAAAAGCCAAGGTGCCCCGGGCGGTATTTTGAAATAATAGTTTTGTTGGAGAGTCAAATATTGCATTTTTGCTATTATCCCTAAACGAATCATCCCAGGAAATACAAAGACGTGGCCTAAGATATTGATTTAACGCGTGTCGTGACGCGAAGCGCTTGAGAAAATATGTTTTGCCGTCCTGTTCTTCTAGCTCAGAGAATGAAATCCTAAACCCATTAGGGGTAATAGCAGGGGTTTCACCTAACATTTCCTTAACCATATCTGTTACATCAAAACTAAACGGCTCTGTACCTTCAATAAAGCTTTTGGTAACGTATAATGGATCAGTACCCCCAGACGAGCTGCAGTAAACGTCAAGATCAGCAACACCCACATTCCCCTTAGCATCAGCGCCTGGGGTATTCCATAAGACTGGAACACCTGAATATGATGCTGTTACGAAGTTGCATATATCTAAGTCGCTAAAGGCCCCGGTATCTCTGCCGATACCTTCTGTAAACGATTGGGCCATTGGAAATACCTCAACGTTGAAATTCGCAGGTGCCATTTGACCATCGAGAATGTCATAAAGATATAGCGTTGCATTAAAATTTTCATGTGTTGCATCTAAAGTGCCCATATCATTTAAGACGCTTAGATCAAAATCAACAAATAACCTTGAGAGCTCAACAGCTGTTTCAGGAATTAAGTCACCGTCGACATCAACATTAAATGTACCAGCCTTGTTTCCTTGCTGCATCACTGTTACCGTAAAGTCAGAATCTGCAACAGTCCCAGACGACGCATTTTTTACAATACCGGTCGTATCAACTGTTAGCTCAACTTCACCCGTAAGTTTATCTACCGACGAGAATGGAGCCAGGCCGTTTAAGGCCAGATGGGCAGTGGCTGCTATCGTGGCTTTAGGATCACCAATATCCACAGATACTTGCACACCGGTTGCTCCAGCTACTGCAGGATCATTACCATCCCCATCAACATCAAACCAAACGTAATACTCGACATCTGCGTCGTCATAAATTGTAAAGTAAAGGCCATCCAGGTTTTCAGTTTCTGTATCATGGTCAGGAAAAACTATTGAAACTACTTCACTCTGATTTACGGCTTCGGATGTCGGCAGTGCTGATTCTCCATATAGCTTAAATAAATCTAGAGTACCGGCCTGGCCCACGTTGGCATCAGATGTCCGAAATCGATTGTTCAAAATCTTGTTCTGAATGTATGTATCTTTACTAGCGGTTATGTTTAGGTACATTTTCTTTCCTTAGCTCCTTAAGATGCATTTCCTATAATATCATACTTCGGATACCTCAATTCGAAAATTGATCCAGGAGGACCAACAATTAATCCCTTTGCAGTATTGGCATCAACATCAAAACTCATGCCGCTATAAAGCCGATCCTCAACTACTCCTCTCAACGTTGTAACGTTAATACTGGTCATAGTTAAAACGCCATCGGTGTTGATAATAAGGTTCATTAAGTCAACCATAATAATGGGTTGATCAATTTGGAACATTTTTATGTTTAGTGCAGATTTCAGTTTCGCAATAATTTGTTGTACAACCATTATCTTATTATACTTTGGATTTACAACCACATCAAAATCTAATCTAAAATTAATGATTTGTGCATCCAAGATCTCTATAGCGTCCGAGATTAATCTGAATTCGTTTAAGTACGTACGAAGATTTTTCTTAAGAGTATCTGGCGCCGTGCAAAGATTTCTCTTTTTATCTAAACAGGTGACATACAACTCAGCGGCAAGGGGGTTGTTCGGGTTTTGATGAATGCCGGCACGAAATACTCGGCCGAACTTTGAGGGCAACGTATAAATTCTAGCTAAAAGATCTTCCTTACTTACAATTCGTGACTGCATTGATTTAACAGCCGGTATCTGTGCGCGCAAATCTTCAATATCTGGTGCCGGTGCGCCGCCGGCGGCAGCATATTCATTTGTTACCTTCAATTTTGTTTTCATAACCTTCATTTCCACAACTTCTTCCGGGGAAGGATCATCTAACATAGGCCATTGAATATGAAGGGTTGGTATTGATCTAACTCGGCCCGGAGTAATATTGTGGTTTAGGCCGCCGCCATACCGATACCGAATTTTTAACGTTGTATTTTTAGGTGCCATCCCTAACGTCTGTGTTTCAAGCATTGAGTTTGGATCGATCGAAAACCGGGAAAACATGGTTTTTCCATATAGCGGTAAAGATAGGTCGCTGGGATCCGGAATTATATCATCATCCAAGGAATCAGCGTCGCCTCCACCAAATTGAATCTTCGTCGATTTTGTTACTATATTTGGAATAACAATAAATCGGTATGGTGCTGGTACGATCTCTAAGTTCTTTTCAACCAATTCATAATCATCATCTAGATTAATAATACCTCTAAAAACTGTGTCTTGAGATAGTGACTCAACTTCGTAATATTCATTTCCGTCGGAGTCGGTGATTTGTAGGATCTCAGTAATACTTTGGCGTGCTAAAGATATTTTTCGAAACGGCCTGTGAACTGCAGGTATATTGAATGACTCGGTAGCTTCCTTACCAGAAATACAAACAACTTCACGCTCTACCTGAAATATCAAAGGGTTTCCATTCTCGTCTGCTTCAAAAATTGTTGATGATGCTATTAGGTTGTTTGTCCTGTCTTTTTCCCACATGGGTAAATCTTCAACAGTAACAAATGTAACACCTCCACCGGCAACTACGGTTCCTTCGCCGATTGTTGGAAGTAGGCCCTGGTGTGGTACATACTCACCATCCTCAAGTGTAGACTGGACAAATGCCGTAAATTTAACGGTAACTACTGCCGGACTTATGCCAAACTGCTTTACTCCTGCTGTACGTAGATGACGCTCGATATTCTTAGTCTCAACAGCTGTCTCCCAGTTTAGCTCGTTAAACTGATGGTCTAAATAGAATGACATGGTATCACCGACCATCGCAGCCATATCTAAAAACAAACCTCCAACGGAGGCTTCGCTAAAGTCTCTTATCTTATCGCCGAAATAAGACTTTGCATAGTCGTATAGTTCGGCCCTAAATGAGTCAAAATCTCGGGCTACATAAGAACGAGTTCGACTCTTCTTTATCTGGTTATTAATTTTCTGTTTAACGCGGCTCATTAATCATCATCCTGTTGAATACAATATTACTTCAATTGCTTTATCTGTAATGCTTAATTTCGGGATATCATAAACAACCCTAATTCCCAATTTTCCTGTATGTTCATTATCATGATGATCAGTAAACATTTCAAATGTCTGTAAGGATATAAACGGGGCATATTTTCTAGCTGCCTTAGCTATTCTTTTAATGGCCTCTTTATCACCATCCTCAGAACCGATCTCGTGTGTTAACTCACTAAGGTTGGCACCAAAATCATAAAAACCAAGGCGGTCACCATGGTTTGTTAGAATAAGATTTCTAAAGTTGTCATGAATCTGATCAGCTAAATTTTTGTGCATTTTAAGAAGACCATCGTGCCCATCACCAATCTCCAGTGGGGTTTTAATCCCAATTGGTATCTCATTTTCATCCCAGCGACTTTGGTACTCTTTATAGAACTCGTCCTTAATACCAACTGATCTGAATTCATAGACCCTTGAAGATTGATTTTGAATATTGCAGCTATCGTTATCTGACATATGCTTACCCTTTAAAGTTGCCTAATAACTAATTATCATCTTGGAGAGAATATGAGATGATTCTTACCCATAGAAATCGTCACCAAGGCGCGGCTTCCAACCAGATTTTTTCTTGCCATGGCCATGATCACCGGCCATTGCTGCTGCTTCACGCTCTGCCTTTTCCTTCGCTGCCTCTTTCGCTGCCAGCCGGTTGAGCGCAGCTTCGGCTTTTTCTCGTTTTTCTTCGTCTGTAAGGTCATGCATCTCCTTGAGCTTTTCCTCAGACGGAATATCAGGTATATCCATACCGGCCCCTCCCTCAGATATCGGATCACCTAGCTTCTCCAAAAAAGGACCAAGCGCAGCCAAAATAAGCATAACCGGAAGTATTATTAATGCAATAACACAAATTGCTAAATCTAATAAGCCTATTGTAGGGAGCATCAACGCAGGAATTGCTAGAGCTCCGGCAATTGCCCCTAATACTAAATCTAACATACCATCAAATGAGAGATCAGGGATGTCGAATTTGAGTAACCCAACAGCAATATCAATTGGGAGTGTAAGAAGACCAAATACTAATGCACCTAATGCCGGTAACTCAGGCATATCCATACTTCCGATCACACCTATTTCAGGAATTGGAATCGGTGGTAGATCAGGTCCAGCTATAGCTTCAAAAGGTAAAGCCGGCAACTCTATTGCTTTTGCAGGAAGTTTTGGAACATCTAATATGCTACCTGGTAAACCCAGTACTACTTCAAGCATGGGCATAAAGGGTGCTATAGAGCCCAATGCTAGCTTAAGCATTAAGTTACATATGCCAAATGGCTCATATCCTTCGCCGTCGGGCGGGGGCTCTGGACATTCTAAGGGCATACATGCTGCGGCAATGGCGACAGCGGGCGCTACTAGTTCTGCGGGATCTGGCATACTAACTCCTTATAACAGCTTTCCAACCTTACTTAGGGCTTTCTCTAAGTCTGCCTGAAACGTTGAGGTGTCGCTAGCAAGAGTTGGCATTACTGTTGGGGCACCTAGATTGGAAATCGATGTTGAAACACATGTGTTAATCGCGTTTGAATATGCCGTAAGCACGTCAACCAAAGTCCTACCTAGAACCATGGGCTCAGCATCAGCGCCGAGTCCGATGCAAACCTGGTTCCCTGCACCATTCTCTTTCTCAATTCCGGAACCTATTACAATCTTCGGCCCGTCAATAAGAATCACACCATCTGGTCGAATCGTAATGATTCCCCTACCTTCGCCGGCTTCATCATCTGCTTTACCTTCTTTTACCAGCGTAATTGAACCCTGGATTGGCGGGTCTTGATCCATGTCCTGTCTGGCAATAATTCGAATTTCATCTGACTTTACTACAACTGCAGCTTGGCCGACCCCTTCTGCAAATTCTTTTAAGAAAACATTGGGTGCAGTAGCTGCATCTGCTGTTAAGTCATTTCCAACATTCGCGGGGTCGTCTGCTTTAGGCACCTTAGTATACTCAAGGTTGAAATTAAAATCTGGTAAGGTATTCATGGATACGTATATTCTAGACGCATCGTTAAAAAAGTCTGGATCGCCTTCGGCTGCATCAGTAAGGCGATTTTGATCATTGTCAGTATCATTACCAGACCCAACTGCATTCTTGTCAACCTCATCATAGCTTCGAGTGTTAGTTATAACACGGGCGGCGGTTAGTAGACTTGGTTTATCCGGATCTTCAGGATACCGACCTCGGCCGGCGACAATATCAATCGTTCCGGCAAATGTTCTTTCATTTGGATCGGCCGTGGGTTCATTCTCCGGAGGACTTTCGGCATTCGCCTGGGCCAGGGATGGACCGGTTGATGTAGCGTTTGACCACTCCGGTGGCTCTGCAAAGGCTGCTTCCAGATCATCCTTTGTAAAACCGCGGTCTTCACCCATGGAAATAAGTGTATTGTTCGAGCCCATTATTACTAGGTCGCCCGGGCGCTTTGTAAATCGTGGAACCGGTTCTAAAGTAACAGACTGCATCCCTAATGATCCAGAATATATCATATCATATGAGTTTGGTGTTCTGAACCGCATCTTTCCGGGCGTACCTGCGCCATCAGGAAATCCCACACCCCTATCATCCTCTGCCGGCGGGTCGGCTTCTCTATCCTCAGGCTTTGATGTTAAAGCAGAATACCCCCGATCAGAATGAGTAAAGTTAATATCATCTACATAGTCTGGTTCTGAAATTCTACATATCCAATACCCTAATGGGGAAGCTGGGCCTTGGGGGTCTTCAACAAAAACCCATACGTGTTCGCCTGGCTTTATCGGCATTCCCAA